CTTATTTATCGCAAGCGTGGTATCGCCGAACTGCGCGAAACACCAGCGGATGTCGCCTGTCGTGTACGAGCCTGCCCGGCTGCGATCCGTCCACGTTCCGCCCGATCCCTCGTACAGTTTGCTCTGCGTGCCAGCGAAAATCCGCATAGAGCCGTCGAGCTTGAAGATGAGCGCCGCACCATTGCAGGCAGCAGCTAGCGCCGCATAGCCGCCATTGATGACGGTAGGGCTCCCCGCATACCCTCGGACGGTAGGCACAGCCTCAACTTCCGTGAGCACTTCGGGAGTGTCGCGGGGCGCGTCAGGCAGGAATTTCATCCGGCAACGTCCGAAGCTACAGCGTCAACGGCCGCCTGGATGTCACTATCTAGGGCATTCTTGCCAGCGGCGCCAACGTTCTGGTTTGCGCTGACCTGGATTGCAAAGCGCCGCATGACATCAGTGTCAAGAGCGCCTTGGAGAGCAGCCTTTGCCCACTGCCTGCGATTCACAGTGCCCGGAACTTCATTGGCGAACGCGAGCGCAGTGACCCAAGCCGCATATTGAATGCGCTGCTGAAATACAGCGTCACTGATGAGGTCGTATCGTTCTTTGTAGGTGAGCATCAGAGCCTCTTGGAAGAAACAAGCAGGCCGCTAAAGCGGTCTCGCTGGTCGTTGGCGTTGACCTCTTGCAGCAACTCACGCGCACGACCTGAATACAGCGCGGCACGCTCTGAGTCCTGAACGAACATGCACGCTTCGGCAAGCACGGAGAACAGGTACAAATCAGGCGCAAGAGTCTCTAGCCAGGTCGTGCCGTCAGTCTCAAGGCTCGGGAGTGCTTGGTAATACGTTCCAGCGACAGAACCAGTCCCGTCAAATCGCCAAGCATCAGCAGTGACTGCGAAGTTCTTTGGGATGCCGTAGACGACCCCGCGCGACGTGATGTAGTCCAGCGTTTGAGCCGTCAGCGGAGCGCGCTCATATCCGACCGAGTACAGCACCTTTGTTGCCACGAAGTCGGCAGGTAGCGCAATCTCATAGTCCGCGTCAATCTCAGTCGAGACAAGCGGCGCTTCCATCTGACGCACGCGGAGTAACCGAGCCATGCGAGCTTCAGCCATCGCAGTAAACCGCGAGAAGTTGGCCTGCGTGATGTCAGCGCGATGCAGCCATGAAGCGACATCGGTCGTAAGCTGGGAATAGCTCATTTGAGCAGCCTGTCAAACGTCACCAGCGCAGGATTGGCCTTTAGCCACGCAGTCAGCCGCTTTCGATCCAGTCCACCGTCTTGCCGCATCATCTTGCCCAGCTCGGCGGGCGGGATGAACCCAACGTGCCGCAGCTCGCCCCAACGTTCGCCGCTAGTCGCATGACGCATCGACTTCGCGGCTTCAATGAACGGCTCAGCGTCATAGGTCTTCTGGATGACTGCTTTGCCCTCAACGCGGTGCACCGTCGTGGCGATGCCCAGTTGCGGGTCGTAATCCTGGATCTTGAAAACTTCGTCCATTCGTAAAAAAGGGGCCGAAGCCCCCCCCCTCACGGTTGGTTGGCTTACGGATTCAGGTTGGCGACCTTGCCGTTCGCCGATTCGCTGGTGACCACGGTCAGCACCTCGCAGGAAACCATTTCCTTGTCGGTGTGCCCGGTCTTGGCCAGGGGCGTGGTCTTCCACGGCTGGAAGTACGCCAGGCCATAGTGGTCCGGGTTGAGGATCAGCGCGGTATCGCTGTTGGCCGTTGCCTGCACGTAGTTGGGGACCACGGTCAGCTCGCCGAAATCGCCCATGTACACGTCAGCCCCGCCAACGATGCGGTTTTGCTGCTTTGCAGACAGCGAGGTCTGAAAGCGGTTGGCCGCAATGCCGGAGAAGCCAGAGAACGTGCCCTTGTGCGACGGCGTGACAGACAGAAGGCTCGGCTGCTCTCCGCTGTTCGTGGCAATGCTTTGCAGCACCGTCTTGAGCAGCGCCTCAGTAAACGCCCGGTTAGTGCCGGCCGTCAGCGCGGCAGTAGGCGCGCCCGAGGTGTGCGCAGGAGTTGCGCCCGCGCCGCCGTGCGAGATGCTGCTGTAGATGAACGCGCCCAGGCCCGCCGACTTGCGCGCCGTGGTGCTGTTGCCGGCCACCGCCACGTTGTTGCTGATCATCATGGCTTCCACGTCGCGCTTCAGCTCGGGGATGGCCTTCATGGCGATCTGGTAGCGCATTTCGTCCGAGCGACCGGCCGACTTGGTTGCGCGCTGCGAGGTCGTCACAACAGCCACCTTGTCGAACAACTGCGCATAGTTGCCGACGCGGTTGGTAGCAACAAGCGCGGTGCCGGTGCGGTCGTCGCCTTCGATTACGGCGTTGTCCTTGTTCGGCGTCGCCAGGGTGTCTCGCTGCCACTCGTGGAACTTGGCGGTTGCGGTGAAGCGTCGGCCGGCCGAGGAAACCGGGGTCTTCTCGGGCGACACCATGTAAACCTTGTCTTGCAGGTCTTCACGGTTGCCGGTCACGTCATAGGAATCAAAGGTATTGGTGGGTTGTGCCATTTCGGTTCTGCCTTACAGAAAATTGATGAGGTGTTCAGCGCGTCCGGTTGTCTTCAACCGTTCAAGCGCCGACTTGTTTTCACGCTTCGGCTGCGGTGCTGACGGTTTGACCGTGGGTTTCGCATCGCTCACCTTTTGCATGGGCTTGCCGTTCGCGGCATCCCATTGCGCCGCCTTGACGATGGCTTCGAGAACAACCGGATCAGCGAATCGGCCAGCGATGGCGTTCATGTCCGAAGTTCCAGCCTTCTTCTGAAGCCACTTCTGCGCGGCGACGTTGGCTTTTTCGTTGAACTGCGCTCCGAGTGCCTGGCGGGCTTCATTCGCGGCTTTGGCCCATTGGGTCGCCGTGCTTTGCGCGCGTTGCTGTTCGGTTACTTGGTTCAACTGGTTCAACGACTGCTGCCAGGCGAAGCCCTTGGTTTGCACTTCCGCTTGCGCGGTTTGGTACATCACCATCAACCTCGTTGCTTGGGCCGGGTCTTGGTCGGCCAGCGCAGTCCAATCGACGGCTTTGAGTTGTTCAACTCGCTTCTGAGCGTCCCTAAGGTCTGCCCAGGTTTCTGCCGTCTCGCCCATCAGCTTCTGCCGATGTTCGAGGGATTGCACAGTCGCTTGGATGTGCTTTTCAGCATCCGCAGCGGCCTGCGTCTTTCGGGTGTAATCCGCCTTCAGGTCGGCGGCCATCTTCTGAACTGTCTTGACAAGCTCTGGAGGCGTCCCCTCGGGGATTTCCAGCTTCTTGCCGTCCAGATCAATCAGATCAGGCTGCGCGTCTTCCTGCGGTTGTTCGGCTTCGTCTTCAACGCCTTCGGCCTGCTCCTGCTCGCCCTCGTCGGGTTCAGGGGTGGTTTCTTCAACCACTTCGGACTTGGGTTCGTCTCCGAGCGCTGCCAACAGATCAGACATTCCGCTTTGCGGTTCGATGTCCATAACACCTCACTTGATCGCCCTTTCGGGCACAAAAAAAGCGCCTCGAGGGCGCTTGCATATCGGCCGTGCCGAATTCAGCTTCTGAACATCCGGTACAGCTTCGACTGTTCTTCGTATCGCTTCAGGTTCTCACTAGCAAGGACTCCGGTTTGGACATAGCCCTTGAGGATGTTCTCGAACTTCTCCGCCATCTTGTGGAGCTGCCAAAGCGCCTCTTTGCCCTGTGAATCACGGGCCGGGCACTCGCTCCACTGCTGGATCACTTCTTTGCGGATCGCGTCGAGCGTCTCCTGCAAAAGCTCGTTTTCCAGCAGTTCGGAGGCGCGATGGCCTCGGGTCTGTTCTTCAATTGGCGTCATAGCAACATCGCCAAGATGGCGACATCATCCTCGTCATCATCAAACCGACGCTGTTGCAGCGCCTGCATTGCCAGAACGATCTGCGTTTTGATCGCGGCTTGAGTCATCGCCCGCTGCTCATCGGCTGCGAGCTGGCCGGCCTTCATGGCCTCTTGATAGAACGCGTTCCAGTCAAAACCAGGCATCACACCAAGAGCCGGTGCAATGGCCTTCTTGACCGCCTTCTTGGCTTCCGAAGGTGTCGCCTTGTTCGCTACCTGCTCTGCCACCTTCGACACGATGGCATCAGCGGCAACTTCTAGCGCGTCTTCTGCTTCCGACTCGTCCAGATGCTTCGGCTTGCGCAGCCACCACAGGCGCGGGCTGGGCTTGTGATAGGTGCTGCGGATCAGCCCGCCTGCTCCCGTGCTGGGAGCCCCTACACCGCGCGCCTCTACGGTGTCATCGTTGTTGGTATAGGCAACGGTCCCGGTGATCGCCCCAGCCGCACCGCTTGCGACAACCGTGTCGTTCGCGTTCGTGCGCGCTAGAGCGCCAGACACAACAGGCGATCCGCTCGCCGTGCTGGTGTCGTTGTTGTTTGTTTTGGCCAGCGTGCCGACGATGGTCGTCGTGCCAGTCGCTGCGCTCGTATCGTTTGCGTTCGTCGCTGCGAGCGATCCGCTTACGCCCGAGCTACCTACCGCTCCACTCGCCGCAGCGGTGTCGTTTGCATTCGTCCTGGCCAGCGAGCCGACAACTGTGGTCGAGCCGCTTGCCGCCGCCGTATCGTTGGCATTTGTGCGAGCCAGCGTGCCACGTACCGTCGTCGTGCCGGCTGCGCTGCTGGTGTCGTTCGCGTTGGTTCGGGCGAGAGTGCCAGATACACCCGAGCTGGCCGCCGGCCAAGGGATGGAGATGATTTGTGGTGCATAGATGCTTTGCGGCTGCGTAGACATCCGCAAACATTCGGTATCCGATAGCACCCGAGCCCATACCGAAACGCAACCAAGCAACCCTTCAAACGGGTCACCAGGCGAGCCAAGGACGCTCCCCACGCGCATCCCCGTTGGTGATGCAGCGCCGAATGCCTGAGAAGCCACGGCGGCAGCCTGGCGCACACCATTGCGATACAGCACATAAGCCGACGTGGCGGTGGCAAGGCCGGCGGGCGCCACCAACACGAACACATCAAGCCGCCCGTGGGTCTGCAGGCCAATATCAAATCGGGCCTGCTTGCCATTGCCGCCACCATCGCGGGGGCCGACCACGAACTGATAACCAGTGTCTGACGCAGACTGATAGATCAGGAACGAGTTTGCGGCATTGACCGGCGGCCGAACGTCCAGTACGGTGCTGTAGCCGGTGGGAGAGATCGGCTGCTGCACCCACGCGATGGTGAAGGGCCGCGAGCCATCAAAGTTTGCTGGCGCCGTGAAGTCGGCATAGCTGCCCGATCCGAAGACCGGCATAACGCCCGCCGGCGTTGCTGCGCTGGTGCCGAGGCCGGTCTTGGTGCAAGCGGCGCCAGACACCAGATCGAGCATGCCCCAGCCAGGGTGCAGCGGCGCATGGAACAGCAGCCCAGCAGTGATTGAGTCGCCCCAATCAAGAGCGCCAAAATCCTGCGGCTGCTCAGTCCGGGGCTTGCGAAGGACCAGCATCACGCAACCGTGTAGGTAATCCCGACGTACTCCAGACCGTTGGTGTTGACCGCGTTATTCCGCAGGTTGACACCCGTCGAGTGAGCCACATACAGGCCCCAAAACTTGGGCATCACACCGCCAAAGCGAGATGCCACGCTGAACGGAAGAATTTCGTAGGCGACATCGGACGTAGCCGCAGGAACAGCCACAGACGCCCCCCAGCGCAGCGCGTTGAGGATGCCGGTATTGGTCAGCGTCTCCGCGCTATCAACGCCGTCTAGCGTGTCAATCGGCGTAGTTGCCAGAGAGACATTACTGCCCCACACATACACCGCAATCGCAGTGTTAGCCGTTGGCGTAGTGCCGACAGAAATCTCGCCGCGCACCAGGCAATCCATGTACTTGTTAGACGTGTTGTCGATTTGGTTCGACTCACGTCCTGACACGAACGTCCCCGAGCTTGCAAGGTTAGCCAGGTCAATAGTAATGGAAGCGGCTGTTGCGTAACTGACGTTCACAGTCGCCATTGATCAACCCCAGCCCATTGCCGTCGAAACGGTCGGATAGTCAATCGGACTTTCGACGGCCATCGTGCTCGGGTTCGCAGCGGTCCCGGCACCAGTAGCGAAGAGCTTCTCCAGCACAGTGGCCGGCCGTGTGATAGAGGCCTTTACCTTGCCGGCACCGATCCATCCAGCGTCCAGCAGTGCCCCGCCAGCTCCGGACGGCACGTTTTGCAGCGCATCCTGTAGGCCCTGCCGCGTCGTCAGACGCCCGGTGCCGAGGGATTCTCGGCCCTGCAGCATGATCTGTAGATTGAGCTGCCTGCCTTGGCACTTGTATTCATTCTGCAGCGCAATTGCGCTGCCGTCTGATACACCGACGGGTGTCAGGTTCGCCCAGGTGATCGCGTCGAGGATGGCGCCCGTTTCGGTGCTGCTGCGCCATACCTGATACCCGCTTGGATCAGGCTTGTTCAGCGCATTGGCGATGTCAAGTGCGCCGTCGCTGTTGGGCGTCTTGATCGATAGTACTGGATCAGCTTGGACGTAGGCCTTCAGCGCGCCCTGTTGTGCGAGTGTCAGACTCATGGGTTCCCCTCAGTGATGACGAAACTCGAAACGCTCACCGGCTGCGTTGCAACGATGGTCGTGGTTGTCAGGTTCAGGTCGCTGCCCGACGTGCCGACGTTGCCATCAAGCACATGGGTTGTGCCGTCGCTCTTGACGATGCGAAACCACGTTGCAGTGCCCGACGAATTGGCGCTCGAATCCTGCGTGATCGCGTTGAGCGTCAGCACGCCAGCCGCTGCGCCAGGCGCGAACGTCGCGTTGCACGTCAGTTCGGCCAGCAGCGTGGTGGCGGTGCCGCCAGTTGCCGGGCGGGTGCCGTCATAGATGCGCAGCAGAGCCGAAGCGCCCGCAAGCGTGGTGATTGCGTCAAGCATCGAATTGCGCAGTGTTGCCGCGTAGGCTATCCCCATGGTTATTGCACTCCAGTTGCTCGGCCATCAGGGCCGCGTGTGATTTCCATAACCGACGCGCCCTTTTGCACGCCGATTGCCCGACCTGATGCGTCTCGAATGATCTGCACCGGGGCTGTGATGTGGTCCGCGAGCTGCTGGATCGCGCCTTGAAGCGGTGCGACATCCATCGGCGGCGTTGCGTTCTTCTCAGCAATAGCCAGCTTCACGTTGGCATCAAGGTCGGCCTTGTACTTGTCGAACTCAAGGCGCGCGGCCTCTTTTTGCATCTCGTACTGCGCGCGGAGCTGGTCAAGCTGAGCCTGCTGCTCAAGCTCCAGTTGCTTCTGCCGCGCCTCCCACTCTTGGCGGTTCTGGTCGATCTGCAATTGAGACTGCATCTCGGCGGCGAACTTGGCTTGGTCGGCCTGCAGCGTCGCTTGGAACTTCTGCGCGTCGGCCTGCAGCTCCATCTGTTTCGTGATCACGCGCGGATCAGGCGGGGCCTGTGGCGGCTGAGGTGGCGGCAATTGCTTCGGGTCGGTCCAGAACTCGGCCGGGTTCTTGAAGCCAGCGTTCTCAGCGATGCGAGATTGCACCGCGAACACGTTAGCCTCAGTCACCACGCGCCCGCCCATCGGGGTGCCCATCAACGCGAACTGCGCTTGTGCGATCTGCTGCAGATAGCCAGCCTGCTGGATCACATCGCCAGTCCCCAGGCCGACATTGATCGTCATATCGAAGCCGTCGCGCCAGTTCTGCGGCTCATAGGCTACGAACTTGTTGGAGAGCTTGAATGTCAGCTTCTCCATGCAGTAGTCCTGCAGCGTCTTGAAGATGCCACGGAACATCGGCGCGACAAGACACTCAGCCATGATGCGTGCCATCAGCTTCATCCGCTTCTGGCTGGCGTTCATGATCGCCTGAACACCCGTTGCTGTTTTGTTCAGGCTGTTAGCGTCAAGGCCTTGAGAGTATCGCGTCCAGCCCGTGCGGTTCTCTTTGGCGCTGTTGAGCATCTCAACCATGGGCATTGCTTCGATGCCCTGCCAGCGCTGCGCATAGGGCCTGATAGCGCCCGCCACGTTCTCACGCAGCACACCGCCAGGCCGACGATTCAACAGATCGTCAATGTTGGCTTGCGGGTTGCCCTGCGAGTCGGTCAGAACAACAGTCTCTTGGTTGTTCGCCAGGTCAAGGTTATCGAGCTGCGCGCGCCAAATCTCGGTGCTGATGCGCTGGAAGTCAGACACCAGTTGTGCAACAGACAAGCCGTTGAACTGGTGCGTCAGGATGTAGGGCGTCCATGCCGCAATCGGCACATGGCTCACTTCCTCGTTGTCGAGGATCATCCGGCCCAGGCGCGTTACCCTGCGGCGCTCCGTGATGCCGTCGCCGTCGAAATCAACAAGCACGTATTCTTCGATCAGCCAGCCACGAACGGACGAATCATCTTGGCTCTGATCGTCAAGGCGCTCACGATC